AGCGACCTTTATACGGTTACCAGTAGCAATGGCCATAGCTCTTACTTCTTCCTAGCCTTAGCCACGCGGAGGCGCTTGGCCTTGTCCACGTCGGCCTGGGTGATCTTTTTGCGGGGCGGCTCTACCGCCGCCAACCGCTTCTGTTTGACGCTATACTTGTCGTACGGCATAGCAGTTACGCCAAGCGTAGGATAGCATTAGTCGCGTCCGCAGTAGGCATAGTCACAGTAAATGTGCCGCTTGAGACGGCCTTAGCGCCGCCGAAGTCAATGACCATAACCGCTGGGTCACCTACAGGGGTGTCGTTATAAATCAACGCGCCATAGGCGGTGAATGTAGCCGAAGTCCAAGAGGCATCAGCGAAATCCACATACGCGGTTGTTCCAGACACAGCGGTTACGCCGGACGTAAGCGCCACGCCGGGGCGAGTATATCCGCCGGTAGCATCAGCCAATTCCCCCGTAGCGGTATAGGCCGTAGTCGCTGCTGTGAGTGCCGCGGAGTTATCGTACAACGCCATCTTGAACGTGTCGTTGTCGAAGTCGTGTCCGCCTTGCAGCAGCTCTTGTTTGAACGATGTGCAGATCGCACTACCAGAAAAAGCCATGTTACATACTCCTTACGTACTTGGCGATGTCAGGGTGCCCCGCACCCTCTAGTTTAGTCGCCACCGTAGTGGCATGGTTTTGTTCCACGGCTTTGCCGTAGGCTAACATCAAGCCAGCGATGCGCTGCTTGAATGCGTGTGCCTGCTCTCGCACGTGCGGAGCGGCGTTATCTGAGACGGACATCATCTTGTCCATGTACTGAGGCAGGAGCTCCTCCGGGGTAAACCCGCGCCCATCTACCGAATAAACCTTTGCGTGCCCGAGCTGGACACCTCCCGAGGCGCCGATCATAATTTACCATCCCTATAGGCGTCGCGCTGCGACCGCGTTTGAACAATACCCAGCATAGCAACTGCGTCGTCATACTGAGCCCGATACTGCTGCAACATATCGCCGTCGCCTTTCAGGAAGGTATACGCTTCAACGAGACTGCCATTAAGCAAGGCTGTTTCCGCGTTATCCCCCAGCCACGAAGTGTTCGTGTCACTTCCTACAATCGACGGCGGGTCGTAGTAGTAATGTAGTTCGATAGTATAATCGAAGTCTGGCGTGGGGCCAAACATAAACGTGCCCTTGTCACTTCCGCGAGATCCATCAAACTGGGCGTAATACCGTGGAGTGCCCGTAGTTGACGCCGATGGATACGCCGATCGAATGAAGTTCACGTCTTTGTCGATCAGGAACGAGTATTGCCCGTCCGCTCCAGCAACTGACATGGAGTAGACCGCGATGAAGTCCTCAGGCCGCTTAATGTACTCCGTGCCGGACACCAAGGCATTGGTTGCGTTTTTACGCAGCTCCGGAATCTGAATAGTACGCACGATGCGCTGCTCAGCGGCGCGAACGAAGTTAGGAATGTTCGCTACCAGCGTTGTTTCAGATGTCTCCAAGTAGTCCTGGATAGCTTGCTTAAGTTCGCCGTAATTCATGTCCTCTAGTCCGTCACCGTTATTGTGTTGCCCATGTACGTGTAGCTGGTACCATAATAGTACAGGGTATCGGGCGCGTCTGCGGCCACGGTAATACTAACGGTAAATCCAGTCGGATCAAGCACGACTCCGTCGGTATACTCCACGCCGGAGTTGTGTATTCCATCCTCTGTAGTGGAGAAGAATATGCGGACGGTGTTATACATAGCAGCGCTCACGTGCACGAACCTATATGTGTTGCCGCGAACCATAGTCAGGGGAGGCCCTTGGAGCCCATTAACGCCATTTATATACGAGCCGTTGATCATATGCGCAACTTTTCCGCCCCCGGTAATAGAGCTCTTCGAATATGTAATTACTTCCCCAGCGGCGGGCGTCCCTTGGCTCACCGAGGCGCTAACGCCAGTTACCGGCACTTCGATCGAAACGCCCGCCGAAGCGCTGCCGACACTCCCCGCCATACCTAACCCGCTGAGGGTCACGCTAACACTAGACGCCGGCTGTGAGGCCCCGGTAGTTCCTGAGAGCGCCAACCCGGACAAGGCCACGGAGATGCTGGAGGATTGGGCCGAAGTACCTACAGACGTTGATACCGCTTGTCCGGATATGGGGACGACCTGCGTATCAAACGGTGTCACAGACCCTACCCCAGCGGACATGGATACTCCGGAGGGGTACACATCCACATTGGACGTGATGATGCCCACGGTGCCGGCTCGTAGGCCCAGCGCGGGGGATAGAGCGCCGAACTTCTTATGCGTGTAGTTAATATCTCGGCCGGGAGAAGTATCGGGGCGCGGGTTCTTAAGGCTCTGAGCGTCGGATGTATCCGTGCGACCGATGAAATTCTGCGGATGATCTTCGTCTAGATGCTCTTTGGCCACGAGCAGGCCCGTCTTAACGCCGTTGACGATTTGGGGCACGAGCTCGCGCAGCGGGTACCGAAGCCCCGACCGGTCGCAGATCCCCCAAGCTCGTTTACCAGCGGCGTAACGCATCAGTACCCCCGCATATCCGGGGTTACATGGAATGAGGCGCGGGACTCGTCCTCAGACGCCGCCAGAGCGAACTGCTCTTCATACTCGGCTTTGAGCCCCATAACCCGATCGGCTGCCTCTGCCTTCTTAACGGCGATGCGATACGCCAAGCCCGCGACGAGCGCAGGGACAAAGCGCGGCGGGATACCCGCCGTAGTGCCGATACCAGACGCCAGGCCGTCGAGGCCCTTCATGCGCTGGTAGTATAGAGTGTAGGCCTGGTCAGGGACTGGCCAGAGCGTGATGTGTACCCCGTCCGACGCACGGTCTACATAAATCTGGCTGGGGCGCCCGGTGGTGTTCTTAACCGACTGCGCGGCGTACTCGGACCCACTGATGCGGGTCAGGGCGTAATCTACCTGGGATGTGCCGGTGCCGGTGCGGATTTGATGCTCTATTACGTCTATGGTATCGACGGGCATATCGTAAGACGCGGTGCTAGCAGAAAGTGCTAGCGTGCCGCTGTCGACCATGAAGAGGTTATACCCGCGGTTCTGCCACTCGAGTAGCATGAGGTTAAGGCTACGAGTTGCGGTCTTCAAGTCATAGCCGGTCTGCATCTCGAGCCCAGCGCGCTCGTATGCTTCCTCAAATATCTCCGCCATGTTTGGAACGACTACTGCCACCGCGTTCTACTACCTTCGTTCTCTAGCCCGCTAGGGGCAGAATTGAAATGCGATACTGCCTGGCACAGGGATACAAAGTCCGATATGCTCAGGGATCCGCGGGCCATATTAACCCGCTTGTGTACGAGATGCACGTTGTCTTTCGTGTACCCCACGTTGTTATCTATGCGATCGAGCGACCAGGTGCGCGGATATTTGTCTAATGCCACGCCAGACAATGCGCATAGCCCCCGTTGGTCCTCCCACGTCCGCACTAGGTCTTCGATGCGCAAATCGAAGCGCCGGCCTCTATCTGCAGCCTGCTTAGCGAACACGTCGAAATCACCGACCTTAAACCCGTCAATCCGCGGCGTACTGGCGGCGGTGTTGGTAAAATTTGCGCATGTCCTACATAACCAATTCGCCCTCGCGGAGCTCCTGGCGTGGTCCTTGCGCGTGTACGACTGCTCAACGCCGCATCCTGTGCAGGTAGAGCACCATCTCCCCTCCGCGTTTTGATACACGCCAAGTGCGGTATCACTACTACGATCCCTAACGGTTCGGTAATCTGCCGCGCAGCTACGGCACGTGCCCCGACGCAATGCGATACGCGCCGTTACCTTATTGGCTACGACCCGCGGCTCTCCGCACCCTACGCAGGAGAACAGAAACCCGCTAGCATTTCTTGTGATCCGGGGGTCCACAATCGCCCGCATCGCTACTTCTTACCCCGACAGTCCCACGCTTTACGAGACCAGTAATTCGCGGTTAACTTACTGTCAGTACCTTTAATTCCGCCGCTTCGCGCGCAGTAGCTCTTCTTGCGCGCTGGCTGGTCTTTCTTGATGGACATGTTCTGGTCCCCGAACCGGATTGTCTTCACCTGGTCGCCTTCTTTTGCGACTACGACGTGCGACTTCTTCGGGTGGTTGGGAGTGCGCTTGGGTTTGTTATACCCCGATACGCCCGCCCGCGCTAGGCGAGGGTCTTTA